TTTCTTCAATACTTAAAGTTTCATCATCCCTAATCTGTCTTTGTACCTCAGCCTGTCTGTCGTATTGTTCTAATAGTATTCTAGATTCTGCTGCAGCTATTTGAGCAGACTTCTTTAATGCCTGATTTGTTTTAGCAGTTTCTAATGCAGCTTCAATACTAACTTCTTTTAATCCATCAACTACTTGCGTTCCTATCTCAGTTACCTCTGTAATTGCTTCTTCAAAATTATCTACAATTTCTCCTGCTGCCTTTGCAGTTTCTGTTGCAACATCAACTATATTTGATTTTGTTTCTAGTATTGCAAGATTTAATTCTTTTATTGTTTCAGGATCTCCATCTCCAAAAAATGATTTTTCCCACATTAATTGTGCTTCCTGAACTGCTAATGATATTCCATAAAAAGCAAATTTAAAAGGTGATAAAACTACTTTAATTATTCCACCCAATACTTTACCTAATGCATCAAAGTTTTCTGTTGCTGACGAAACACTTTTATAAACATCTACAAATACACCTACTATTTCATTAAATATAATTTGAGCAGTTTGAAAGATAGTATTTAAACCATCCATCACTTCTTGGTTTTCTTGTATTGCAGAAGAAACAAATTCAAATGCTTTCTGTAATAAGAAAATAATACCTGTAGCCTTTGCTAAAGTCTTAATAGATGCCCCTACCTTTTTAACACCCTTTGCTCCATCCTTAGCTGATTTCTCAACTTTCTTTAAAGCATCCTCTGTTTTCTTATTAGCAGATTGTACTTCTTTTTCTAGCTTGGCATATTCTTTCTGAAATTCATCTAAGTTTTTAGCAGCTTCTTTGTATTTTAACTCAAATTCAAGTTCTATTTTTTTCGCCATATTATATTTGTTTTTGTTTGCTTAATAGCTTCTGAAAAAGTTTCTGATAATTTATATTTACCTTGTGCAATTCTTATGTTTTCCGTTTCTCCTTTTGCAACCTGCAATAAGTCTATTATATTTTTAATCATTATAGTGTTGTTATAGTTAAAACTGAAGATAAAGCAGATTCTTCTACATCATCATTTAAAGCACTTACATAAAAAGAATAACTTGTATTAGGTGTCAATCCAGTTATAGTAGCACAATATGTACTTGTAATTGGAATAGCAGATACCCTTTGAACAATATTAGATTGCTGAGTGCCATTTTGATAAACCTGATAGCTTCTCATAATAACTGCTGAGGTTGAAGCATTCCAACAGAAAGTAACAGAAGTAGATGTTAAATTTGTAACATTTAACCCTGATGGTGCAGTTGGAATACTAGATACTGATGGACTTACATCGTTTAGTAATTCAAACTGAGTTTTACCTGTTGATAGATTTGTAGTTAATGAATTTATCTTATAATTATTTTGACCTAATTGTATTAAGTCATTTAATTTTAAATTGTAATAAATCTTCATAGGAAGATATGCAGTTACCTTTGTAATTCTCCTACTTAAATTAAATACATCCCTTATGTAATTAATATATTTAGTCATAAATAAAGTATCTGTAAAAGATAAAGGATCACCGGGCTCATTAGCTTGGTATTCATTTATCTCATTACCAAAATGTATATTAACCTTACTTGTGTTAGAACTTAAAGCTAGTGAATTTGATGGAATAAAATATTCATCAATATCTATTATGTTTGTAGTTATTGTATCTCGTATTCTTATTGACGTTCCCTCTGGTTGTCTTATAGGATAAAATAATAAAGGTGAGCCAAAATAAGATTCTTGGTTATCATCTACAAAATACCCCCATTGAACATCAGTAGAAGCACCACCATCAACATCATAAAGCCTTTCATATTGCATATGCTCAAAAGGTAATTCTATTGTATATTCTTTTGTAGGTGCATCATAAATATTACCATCTAAAGTATATGATAATGTTCCCCATCCTAAATTATTTATCTGCTCAAATTGTTTAGCTAGAAAAGTTGATAAACCTTTATATTGAAATTTTACACTTTTAAAAGGCAAAGCAACATTTACTGCTGAGGTTTTTGTATCTAGATATTTATCTATATTAATTGGTATTTGTGTTCCTGCTTCATAATAACTATCTAAAGTTCTAACTACAATAACTCCTGCATTATCTACATAAGCAGTTAAATTAAACATTTTAAAAAGACCTGATAGAAATTCCATTATGGTCATTTTAGGCATCTGTTCGTTTATATTAAAATCCTTAAAAGCAGTTGTAGTAAAAGTTGCAGCATTCGAATATAACATCTGACCATTAGCACCAAAACCTGTACCCCCTGTAGTCCAGCTAACAGACCATTGTATTCCACCAATAGGAAAAACCATATTAGTAGAAGATGCTATCTGTATTGAATAAGTACTATCATTCCAAGGCACTATAATTAGTTGTTTGTTTCCTGTCCCTGTAACTTCTCCTACAATTTGAGATCCATCCCTTATTACCCTGATTGTATATGCATCAGTTGTATTTGGTGGTGTTACATTTAAATTTAAAAAAGATATACTATAAGGTGCTTGTGCAGTTAAAGCTAAAATACCATTTGAAACATTTGATGTTAATGGCTGACAATTTGAAACAGGCACACAAGTAGTTGTTCCTAATTCTGTTACCTGAGTAAAATTCTGTAAAACTTGTGATGGTGATTCTACTGAGCCTTTCTTTCTATGCAACCATAAAAACAAATTACTAAAATCAGTATTACTTGGCTTATTAAAAAAATCATTTGAGAAAGTTATTGTCTTACCCCCTGCAAAAGTTTCTGCTTCTATGGCATCTATAATAGCTTGTAGTTTTATAGCATACTTAAATTGATTCCATTCAACACCATTCTGATTATGTGTTCCTGATCCGTGATGTGATATATTTCTTATTCCCAAATCTGGATTCGGTGGAAAATTAACGTGGCTAGAACTATCATAAATTAACCTTTGTGTATGTGTGATTAAAGGCACTATAATATTACCACTATTTTCAGCATTCTGCATTGCATCAGTAACATCATCAAAGCTATAAATCTTATTATATTGTGCTAAACCACTTAATGAAGATAATTGGCTTTCTGCTAGAATATCTTTTAAGTTAATTGTATTTCCAAAAAAAGTAATGTTATAAGTATGTGCTACGTTGTTTTTTAACTTAACACCATTTAATTTTATAGCACCTTGTTTAAAAGGTAAGTCATTTAATTCTAATGTTGCAGGTTGTTTACTTCTAGCATCGTAACCCCCATTTATATCAAAATTATAATAATGTTTAAATATCTTATTATTTACACTAGATGCAGGAACAGCAAATGTTTTAGTAAATTCAGTAAATATCTTTCCGATATCCTTAACATTCTGTAAAGTTTGTGTAAGTGAAACTGATTCATCTTTAAATAAATCTACCCTTTGTCCCTCAATGTATAGTTGTAGCTTTTGCATCTATGTTATTTCTATGTTATCTTATGTTATTTATGTAATCAAATGCTTCTTCAAAGTTTATATTATATTCTATTAATTTATCATTAACAGATGTTTTAAAAGTCATTGTTGAGGTTTTAACATTTACAGGTATTATCTCATTAGAACTAGGATTAGTTTTGCTCGGTCTTTCCATCCATACATATTCTGATAATAGTAGTTGCTCAAAGTATTCATTTGCAAACTCAGGATAATAGCCTGAACTTAAAACGTGAGATTGTTTTGCTTGTGTATTAAATACCTTGTTTGGTGCATCACTTATTGAGTAGGTTGCATTTGTATCACTAGGGTAGGTTATAGTATTAGATTTAAAATTTTCGCTTGTTCTAGCTATTGATTTTACTTCCTTTAAGAAAAACCATAAGTCTTGCTGAGTACCATACTTATTAATAAAAATTATCTTTCTACCTGCTCCATATTTTGTACAATCAATTCTTTTTATTTCAACATTAATTCCATCTAAGTTTATGCTTGTAGTATTTGCAGAAAATGAATCTGCAGATAAACTAGCATCAGTTTCAATATAAGGTATTTCACCACCCTTTCCTGTTGGTGCAAATATTGTAAAAGATGCAGGTGATGTATAATTATTAGCAGCTATTAATATTGTTGGCTCTGATCTATTTCCTGTAAAAAATGGATTTACACCCTCATCAAATGTTCCATAAGATTCAAAGCCTCTATCTGTAAAAGTTGAAGCACTACCTACTATTGCACCTGTACCATTTAACCCTGCATAATTAGTTATAGTTGTAACAATAGAAACATTCTGAGTTACATAATTATTATCATATTGTATTTCTAAATAATCCCTTGCTAGTTCTGATATATCAAAATTAACTGCAGTTGATGGTGCTACATTTTTTACTAGTGTATATCTTAAAGTTCCATCTATTGTTAAAGTACAAACACTAGAAAGTACTCCTGTTGCAGGTATTTCTTTATGTTTAAATTGTGGACTTCTTAATGCTATATCTGCCATTGTTTAATTTTTTTGTGCTAATAATATTGAGTTCTCAACATCTAACGTAAACGAGTTTATTAATTCTATTGGTAATCTTTCTAAGGCTGCTTCAAATGGTTTACTAAAAAACATTGTAGCCTTTATACCTTTGTTCTTAATGCTATTGGCTAAAATATATCCCATTGATTCATACGTTCCAAATCTACCTTTCTTATCTCTAGGTTGTAGCTTCCTGTATTTTGCCCACTTAGAAAATATCTTTGTCTTATATTCAAGCCCTTTTAAATTACTACTTGCCTTGTAAGAAAATGGTGTGTTTTTGTTTTCTAAATAATTACTTTTTACACCCTTAACCCCTCTATCTTGAAAAGCACCATAATCTTCCATAAAAAAATCAATGATAAAACCATCACCTGATTCTTCTATATTATAACCTAAAGAATTGTATAATTCATTCGTATAATTTTTACCACCTTTAGTTAAATTACTTCTAGATTGTTGAATGATATAATTACCAAACTTTTTTAATTCTTTATCTACTTCATTAAATTCCATTAGCAAATATAAATATCATTGTAAATCTTAATATTCATTGTTGCAGTCCATCCTGCTAATTGGTTTTCAAATCTATCATAGAAAGGATCTAAACTTGGGCTACCATCTAATTGATACATATCAGTATGCAGGTTACCCATTCTTAGCTTCTGTATTAACTTATTTAAGACTGATAGCTGAGTGTTTAATATATTCTGAACATCATTGTTGCCTGTAAATATATCTGTTGTTTCTAGCTTTGATTGGTTTACAATATCACAGGATAAAATACTAATATTAAAATCTAAGGTTTGCTCATTAACAACTACATTATTAACTATAATATGAGATAATGGAAACATATCCTGCTTTCCTAGATTAATATCTGTAATATCTCCTGTGGTAACAGTATTAACATTTATGTCTGCTAGTAATTGTGTTTTGATTGTTTCCGTTAATTGATAGAAACCCCTTATTCCCTGATTGCTCATTTAAAATTCTTTTTAATTTGATTTGCTTCCAACTCTGATTTTTCTTTCATATATTCTAAAGCATACAAGCATTTATGTACATTTAATTTAGTGATATCTTCAAGTCTTCTAACATCGTTTTGAGCGAGTGCAGAGAAGATGCTTTGATACCATCCATATTTTCTAGAGAAGTTTGCTGATCCATCCAATCTTCCATCTGATGATCCTCCAAACAATCCATCATAACCTTTGATAAGTCTATCCCTAAATTGTACAAAAAAAAAATAGCACCAAAAACTACATCCATAGGGATTTCTTCTAGCTTGTCTTTTGAATCTACATCATATTCTTTAATAAGGTACTTATCACCTATGTTTTCTTTTATTGGTCTATAAAGTACATTCATAGCAATATTCATATTTTCCCAGTCACCCATATAAGTATCTAAGTCTACATATTCACCTAAGGATATTTCATCTAGATTAGGTATCATACCATATTCAACACCTGATAGTTTAAATGTTCTTATTAGCTGAGGTTTATCTTCAAACATCTTATTTAAAATATTTACAATCCTATCTGCATCAGTAAGTTTTAAAAGCCTTACACTTTCTAAATCTAGATTACAAAATATTTCAATCATCTTACATTGCAAGAAATAAGAATCCTCATTGTTTTCTTGTATTTTAAGAAACTTATTATACTGCTTTAATGATATTTCTGATAGATCACTAGGTATTGTTAATTTTAATTTCATATCTGTATAACGTATTTAATTTAATTTTTTATTTGAATAAAGGTAATAAAAAAAAGGTAGCCATTTCTGACTACCCTTTAAACGATTATACTAAACTGTGAATCACTGTAGGCGCATAACCTTTTTGATGTAATATTACACTATATCATACTTGCTTCAAAACAAGTTCCTGAACAATAACCATCATCTGTTTCTAGTGGTGTACCACATTCTGAACATTCATATTCTTTCTGTTCGTGTGGATTTAAACAATCGTACCATTCCATATCTTATAATTTTTTTATTTCTTGTTTAACTTCTTTCCAAAAAGAATAGCTATCTAGTTGGTAAATTTTTAATATCTCATCTACACAAATTAATGCACATTGTTTAGCATCGCTACTGCAATCTACCCAGCTAAATTGTCCAACTAAATCTTTTGCTTTTTTTTCTGGTGTCATACGTTAAATATTAAGCCTATTAATAATCTACCTACGAAATAGCTTGGTGCTAAAATTAATACTAATGTTTGTAATTTTTTCATCTGTTCTGTTATTATAATTAATAAAGTATAAATATAATGATATTTATTTAATTAACAAAAAATTTAATAACTTGATTTAATGTAAAGTATATTTACCAAAGTTTGGTTTGCTTAATACTGAATAAGTAGCATATCTGATAGCATCAATTAAGTGGTTATTTTTATCAATAGGTTTATTAATCATTTTACCACTTCTATCTTCTTGCCATTTATAGTTCCTAAATTCCTGTATAGCATTATGGCTATCTTTTAAGATATGTATTTTAAAGCGTTTTAATAAATCTATTCCTGCATTTATACTATCAGCACCTTTTAAACTTGGTCGTACATTCCAACCCATCCTACGCAGTTCCTCAATCAATCTAGGCTCTGCTGAATCAAAATATATTGTTTGTCTTTCTATTCCAACTTCTTTCCACTTTTTATGGATATCTATTGTAGTCATTTGAGTTTGATACAAATGTTCTTTAACGTAAAGGTTATAGTCTTTTCTAAATACAGAAACTAAACTCGTCGGGTCATTGGTATATCCTGCATCTGCACCAAAGCTAATAAATTCTGCATCTTCAGGAATTTGATTTACCTCAACATAACTAAATATAGTTGATTTACTGATTCCCTTTATACCAAGTCCGTAGATTTGCCAATATTGTTCATCAGTATATTTTAGTCTTTCAATCTCTTCCTTAATGCTATCACTAAGGAAACTATTATCCAAATAAGTAGTAATGTTAAAATCGGCATCTTGTCTAGGTATTACCTTGTCATAAATCCAATGGTATTCATCTGATGGATTAAAGTCAAGAATTATTTTTTCATCTGTCCTAAATATTA